CCGTACTTGATCCATTCCTCTTTGAAGACATCCGCGCCCGCATTGCTGAAGCTGGCCAGGTATTCCTGCTTGAACGCAAACGTGCTCAAGGTCTTCTTCGCCGACTCGATCTCCGTCGGGTCGATCAGCGGGTTGTCCTGCGTGGTGAAGTGCCAGCTTTTCCAGTCGCTGTCTTGGTTATCCTGCCCCAGCTTCCACAGGTCGTGAAACCAGTTGCGCCCTTTGGGCGTGCCGATGAACATCCCTCGGCCCTTCCTGTCTGACAGAGACGCCCTGATGACCTGCTCCCACGCCTCTGGCTTGATGTCGGCCACCTCGTCCAGCACTGCATACGTCAGGCTCACCCCGCGCAGCGTGTCGGGTCGGTCCGCGCCCCTAACGTAGATACGCGCACCATTGACCATCGTGATGTCCAAGTTGTTCACGTGTGATGACTGGATCACGTCTCGCCCGAGGTCCAGCAGCAAGTCCCAGATGATCTGCCGCGACTGCCCCATCGTTGGGCTGACGTACAGCACAGCACTGCCCGGTGGGCACTTGAGCGCCTCAATGATCAGTGTCGTCGCGGCGAGTCTCGACTTCCCACAGCGCCGCCCGGCGGCGATCACCTTGAACCGGGTCTGGTCAGAGTAGACCTGCTGTTGCCATGGCAGTAGGCTGAAGTTCAGGTCAGACATCCGTAACATCCTCAGCCGGGATGACCGTTGGTTCGCCCAGACCCGTGATGTTGATCGTGATGGCGCTGCGCTGGTTCTTGTCCTTTTCGAACATACCGATTGGCAGCGTCCTGTCCATGCACATCTTCAGCGCCGCCATCTGACCGGGGTGCTCATCGTTGAGCGCAATCTGGATCACTTTCTCCGCGACATCCTTGCCGCCAGACCTGATCATCAGCTCTTTCAGCTCTTTGATGCGTTGGTGATCCGTCTTCGGCAAGATCGCAGGCGGGTTCTCTGCGTACCGCTGGATCGTCATCTTGATCGGTCGCCCGCGTTTTTTTGGCGTAGTCACGGAATGGGATTCCATCTTTTGTCCTTTTTGGAAGTTGGCAGCCGAATTGTAGGTCAAATAGTCATTTTTCGTTTTTTCAGAGGGTTGGGGGCACCTGTAACTTTTTGTCTAACAGCCAGACCCCTCCCCCCCATGCTTCAGGCTTCAACCTTTGAGGCTTCAAGCAAACTGCAAACTACTTGAGGCTTAAAGTATTGAGGCTTCAAGCAAAAAGCGAGAGAGCAGGTGGGTGCTTTTTGCCAGTACCTGATAGGCTTGGCCACCATAGCTAAAGGCTATCAACTATTCGTTTACGTTAGCAATTATCAATAGGTCTTCGATGTTGTCGCCAGGGCGAAACCCGGCATTGTGCAACACTGTATAAATTGCCAGAAGATTTCGGAACCCTTCCGACAAGTCACCAGCACCAGCCGCCAATAATATGGCGCGCTCATCATCTTTCAAGCGACGGAAAAAATTAACGGTATCTAATTTGCAGGGTCTAACCATGGCCCGATTCTAGTGTAGTCAAGCGTAGTCATGTGTAGTCATGCCCTGGCTACGCGCAAACCCGCATGGATAGGGGCTTGCAGCCATTGTTAGTCATGTAGTCATATTTTTTTGCGGGTCTTATGCTGCATGGTGTTGTCGGTGGCGTGCACGTGTACTTGGCCCGTTTCGCCTATATACATATATTTATTCTCTAAGATATAAGAAAACAATGACTACATGACTAACATCTCTTGAAACCCGCATGGTTATTGGGCTAGAGCGTAGTCATGGCCATGACTACCGACGACTACAGACGACTACAAACCCTCAAAACCTAGGGTAAACACCTAGAAAATAGTTATTGACACTGCAAAGAAATTCTTTACACTAGATACATCAACAACCTGGAGCACCACTATGAAATTTGCATTCATACCCAAAGCCGCCTACACAATCGGCCAAGTCATCCAAGTGCATGGCAAGCCCATGCAAGTGGAAAGCTACACACACACGGGCAAGAACGTAACAGTTCACTCGCTTGAGGGCGCGCCTAAATTCGAACGCATCATTTGCGTATGCACTGACGCGCCCGCTATCGAGGGGGTGACAGCATGAAAGACTACTTATTAGCCGTTGCCTTGGGTCTCGCCTTATGCGCCCTTGTTCTCCATGGGCTTGATGCTCTGTTTTATTGATAAGGGGAAAATCATGACTCGCTCAGAACGCGCAATTCACAATTTTAATTATTGGTACAACTGGCATGGCCATTGGATGTACAGCACAAAAGAAGCCGCATTCAAAACGTGGGTTGAACGCGGCGTGGTTGATTTAGACGACGCGCCTGCCGGGATTGTTTTTACTGACTTGGCCCGATAACCCAGCCGCTAGCCTGCAAAGGCTATCGGGTGTGCATCTTCGCCACTATCCACGAAAGTAAAGTAATGACACAACGAATCACCCGCGCGCATCTTGACGCCAAAGCCGCCACCCTTAACAGCATGACGAAATCACCCGCTGAGCCATACCGCACCGTTGATGGCAAAGCCGTCGCCAATAAAGGCAACTATCACATAAGCGGCGCATACGGCGGGTACAGCCTGCACCGCATGGCCACCGAAGGCGGCGGCGTGTCTGATGTGTTCAGCATTGGTCACGTGCCCGCGCGTGAGTTGGCGGGCTTGATGTCCGCCTACACCGCCGGTTTGTATGACGCAACACGGAGCGCAACATGACAGCATCCCAATTAGCCGCTATCCGCGAACTCAGGGCCGAAGGTTGGGCCGTGATTCTTTGGACGCCTGAAGAACTGAACGGGGTTGACCCGTCAGACGTTGAAGACCAGTCCATTAGTTTTGCGTCTGAATATCTGATACCCGCAGAACCCGAAACCGAAACGGGTGAAGACCTCGCCCAGTTTTATGGCCCGTCAACACGTTAAGGAGCACAAACCATGATTGAATTCACACACGCCACTACACGCTACACCGTCAAGCCCGAGAACGCGCAGGAATACCGCCGACTGGCGGCAAAACCGCCAAAAATCAAACGCAAGGTTGACGCTAAGTACGACAGCATGAAACGCGGTTACCCCGAGTTTTACGCGGGCATGACGACTGACGACTATGTGAGCCAGTACGCAAGCCTGAATTCTCGCTTACTACTGAAGGGCGAAGGGTTTACGTTTGCCGACCGACCTGCGCCCATGCTGGACGCTGCACAGCCCGAAGTGCTGGAAGAACTCGACCCGGATTACATCTACACACCTACAAAGGCTAAAAAGCAGACAGTCGCCAGTTTGAAAGCCGCCATCGCGCAAGCCCTCGAATCCCTCAAGCAAGGCGACACTGACACGGCCCAATGCGTGCTCGCTGAGGCGCTGCGATGATTTATGCGTGCTTGGCGTTAATCCTACGCATACTAACCAAGAGGGGCCCTTAGGGGCCCTTTTTTTTATGGTGTCTCGGCCATTCGCCTAAGGTCAGATTTTGCAGTGCCCACCAAGTCAGGGGCGCAAAAAATATGTTTCTTGGCGGTCAGGTCACGCGACATGAGACGGCCACAGTCAACCCAGCCTGCCTCTTTGATCGCGTGCAGCAACGCGCCCTGGACAACCTTAACACCCTGGGGCGCGAGGCCCTGCAAGCGGTCACAGAGAGCATGGAAGGGCGAACCGATGACACCACGGGCGAACTCTCCGGACTTGCGGCGCAGCATATCCACGATAAACGCCTCAGCGGTACTCATGCCATGCTCGATCATGATCTGCTTGGCCTCAGTTACTGGTGGCGGTGCGCTTGGGTTCCATGCGCTCACGTCACGGGTGTGCAGGTAGTGGGCGACTGCTTGGAACCCGTTTTGATTCTTGTACCAGTTCCACAGCGCCAGTGCCTCGCGCTCAGTTAGGCGCGCAGCCTCACACCAGATCACAAACCAACGGCGATCCTCAGAGGGCAGCGAGATGGCCACGCGCTCGTTTGAGAACGCGATCACGAAAAGCCGATTGAGGGCGTAATACGGGTGCAGGCCCTTGCGGTTAACGGTCAGCAGCTCAGGGGGCGCAGCGATGATCGGCTTGAGGGTGTTTTCCAGCGCGCGGCGGTCCTTGGCGTCAGCCTGGCGCAGCTCAGAGATTTCCATCACTTCGCATTCGAGGGCGTAACCCCACTGAGACGTTAAGTCCTCGTTTTTGACCAGTGAACAGTTGCGCTTCGCATCGCCACCAATGGCCCAAAAGAACGGCGCAAACATGGTGTCCTTGCCGCACCCGTGCGTGCCGCCCATCAAGATCGCGTGGTTGATCTTGTGGCCGGGGAACTGGACCTTATGGGCGAGAGCGTTAAGCAGGTGCTCACGTTCGAACTTCTCGGGGACAAGGCGCTCGACATGGCGCAGCCACGGGGACACGTCACCAGCCATCGGTTGAGGGCGCGCGTTAACCCATCGGTTACCGTAGGTTAAGCCGTCCCGGTTGACGATCGTGCCCGACCCGGCGGCGTAGGTGACGCTGACCAGCGACTGTGCGCCCTTGTCTTGGCGCTGCTCATCGAACGAATAACTGGCCTCGACCTTGCGGCCATTGTGGACGGACTTGCAACCGATGTGCCGGAACATGGCATTAAAAGTGGAGCGCGACAGCTCGCGCCTGTCTTGCAGGTCAAAGTAGGCGTCGTCGTCTTGCAGGTACGCGAAGCGGTCCCACCAGTCGGCCTTCTCGACCCGTGCCATTTCCTTGCGCTGAGTTTCGGCCACCACTGCGGCGGCCACGTTAGGGAACTCGACCGTAGGCGTCAGTTTAGACAGCGCCGACTCCATCGCGCTGACCAGCAGCTCATCGCGCAGGCCGGGGGAGTGGACCGGGCCGCCACTGTCGGCCACCCACTTGAGGAACCGGGTGGAGTCCAGCTCCAGGCAGTGCGAGTGCAGGCAGCAGTAGGCGCGGCTGGCGGGCATGTAGCGGCCCTCGGGGTTGCCGTCGGTGTGCTCGGCAGCGTTAGGGCAGGCCACACCAGCCCAGCCCTCTTGGTTCGGGTTAGAGAGCACGAGTCCGTTATCCGACAGCCAGGCCATCACATCGTCACCACCATCGTCTTGGACGCGCACCGGGGCGTAGACCGACTCGACCGGGCCGGGCGTGACGTTCATGGCCGCGCACAGTTCTTCGAGGGTGTATTCACGGTCGGGGTTGAACTCGACCAGCGCAGCGGCGAAGCTCTCGCGCCCCGGTTTCAGGTTGATCGAGCCGGGCAGGCGGAAGTTGCGCACGGCGTTGATTGCGCCCTTGTCGGTGTAACCCGCCTCGGCGATGGCCTTGATCGCGGCAGCGAAATCGCCCTTGCGGGGTTGCTCGCTGAAGGCGTAGCCCCACTGAAACGAGCCGGGTGAGGTCTCCATGATCCAAGTCGGGGGCAGGGGGCAGGTGTTGGGCACCTTGTCCGTGCCCACGTCGTCCAGCACCATGACGATGACGAACTCGCAGTTAGCAGCGGAGGCGCTGACGTGGCCATCTTTGAAGCGGTCAACGATGAAGCTGGCCGTGTTGCCGTACCACGCGCCGGGTTTCATCTTGGAGCCGGGCAGGAACGCTGGCCAAGTCGCCTTGATTGCGCCGTCGGCGTGCAGTTGAATCTCACGACCGACGGGTTTTTGCAACACCATCAAAGCGGTCTCACCCTCAGCGGGCAGTGAGCAGATATAACTGATAAAATCCATGCGGTTTCTCCTGTTGGGAACTTCGCCCCGGCCTAACTCGCCGGGGCTTTTTTATTTACGAATACCTCGTAGTGGTGACGCCCTCAGCGGCTAAGGGCAAGCCCTCGGCCC